TGCTGATTGCATTCCTGATCCTCGTGTTGTCGGGCTGCTCGAAGGCGGTGTCAATCGTGCCAATGCCGCTGCCTCCAGCGAACCTAGCAAGTAACTGCCCACCTCTTCCAAATCCGCCTTCCACACTCACCGATCCTGAACGCGCTATCTGGGAAGTAGAAATAATTGCCAAGTATGGTGATTGTGCGCTAAGGCACAAAATGACTGTTGATGCTTGGACGCAGGCCGCTAAGTCAAAGTGAGGGAGATAGGCGATGCCTAACATCATAGTTAGCGACGAAGAATTTGTTAAAATGTGGCAAGAGGCAGACGGCAGCCCGCGCCGAATGCACGAAATGACAGGTATAACCGAGCGGAATATCTACGCCCGTCGTCACGCTCTTGCTGGCCGTGGCATTATCCTAAAAAGCATCCCACGAGGAACCGCTAAAGGCAATTGGTCAAAAGATAATGTTGGCCGTTCGTATAAGGGCCAAAACAATCTGAGCGTCCACAATGGAAACGTTATTGTGTTCTCAGATGCCCACTGGTGGCCGGATCACCAGCGCACGGTTGCAAATGAAGCCCTTCATATTCTCATAAAAGACCTAAAGCCAGTTGCTGTCGTTGCTAATGGTGACTTGTTTGATGGCGCTAGGGTGTCACGCCACGCACCAATTGGCTGGGCTGATTTACCATCTGTTCGCGGTGAGCTTGAGATTTGCCAAGAACGCATGGCTGACATTGAGATGATTATCCCCAAAGGCTGTCAGACGTTCTGGAATGTCGGGAACCATGATGCCCGCTTTGACCGTGCGCTGATTATGAACGCTCCAGAATATGAAGGCGTTGTCGAGCGTTTAGAAGATAAGTTTGACCGCTGGGATTTTGCTTGGTCGCTGACAGTCAACGATGATGTTATGATTAAGCATCGTTATCACAACGGCATCCACGCTGCGTATAACAACGCTCTCAAGTCTGGGAAGACAATCGTTACTGGACACCTTCATCGCCTCGCTGTGACGCCCTGGGCGGACTATAATGGCCGTCGCTGGGGTGTGGATACTGGAACGCTTGCCAATCCTCACGGACCGCAGTTTGATTACGCTGAGAATAATCCTTCTCCTCACACATCGGGATTTGCAGTCCTAACTTTCAAGGATGGGATGCTGCTTCCACCAGAGCTTTGCGAGGTGATTGATGACAAGGCGTATTTCCGGGGCCAATGTGTATACGACGGAGCAAGTGAAGATGACCATCTCAGCGATTGAGTTTCTTGAACGTGCCGCCGACCTGATGCTCGAAAGGGCTAAGGAATACGACAGCGAAGATGGCGAACGGAGCATGAGATCAACGGTTGCGGCGTTCAACGTCCTGACCGGGAATATCCTCTCAGAGCAGGAAGGTTGGCTGTTTATGCTCCTTCTAAAGATTGCTCGACAGCATCAAACACCTGATTGGCATCAGGACAGTTCAGAGGATGCGATTGCTTATGCGGCCTTAATGGCAGAGGCATGGCAAAACGAAGAGGAAGATGATATAGAGATCATATTCAAGTTCACTCCTGACGATGATGAGTAGCTATGGCCCTAGTTCCACTGAATATTCCACCGGGTGTAGTCCGCAGCGGAACAGAGCTTCAGTCTTCTGGTCGCTGGTATGATGCAAACCTTGTCCGCTGGACAGAAGGCGCGATGGAGCCTGTTGGCGGCTGGGAGCGTCGTGGGAATGGAACGCTCACAGGCAAGTGCCGTGGCCTCCTAACATGGAAAACTAATAGCGGCGTTCGCTTCGCTGGCCTTGGAACGTCTTCAAAACTTTATGCGATGACGCAATCTAGCGTATTGGTTGATATTACTCCTACTAGTTTTACTGCGGGGTCTGACGATGCTTCTACAGGCGCTGGTTACGGGATTAGCACTTATAGCACTGGCTATTACGGCACACCTCGCCCTGACGCTGGTTCTGTAACACCTGCGACAACGTGGAGCCTTGATACTTGGGGCGAATATCTTGTCGGCTGCTCAACATCTGATGGCAAGCTATACGAATGGCAGCTTGATTTTGTAACGCCCACGAAAGCTGCTGTCATTACAAACGCGCCGACAAACTGCCAAGGGCTTCTCGTTACTGCTGAACGCTCTTTGTTCGCACTTGGTGCATCTGGTGATGGTCGTAAGGTGGCTTGGTCTGACCTTGAGAATAACACCATTTGGACTGCTGCATCCACGAACCTTGCTGGCAGCGTTATTCTCCAGACAACTGGCAAGATTGTGTGTGGCAAGCGCGTTCGTGGTCAGAACCTTATTCTTACAGACATTGACGCCCACACACTGACTTACGTTGGCCAGCCTTTTGTCTATCAGGCTGAAATTGCTGGTCGTGCTTGTGGAATTGTGTCTGCGAATGCTGTTGCGGTTCTTGATAACATGGCTGTGTGGATGGGGCAAAAAGGCTTCCACGTTTATGATGGTTATGTGAAGCCATTGCCGTGTGAGGTGTTTGATTTTGTTTTTAACAACATCAACATCAACCAAATCTCTAAGGTTTATGCGGTTAACAACGCGCAATACAACGAGGTGTGGTGGTTCTACCCGTCTGCCAACTCAAACGAAAACGACAGCTACGTTGCTTGGGATTACGTTGAGAACCACTGGACGATTGGCACATTGGCTCGCACGGCTGGCACTGACCGCAGTGTGTTCCGTAACCCGATTATGATTGGCGCAAACGGCTATATCTACGACCACGAAGTTGGTTTGAACTACGATAGCTCTTCACCATATGCCGAGAGTGGCCCAGTGCAGATCGGCAACGGCGATAACATCATGTATATCAATGAATTGATACCTGATGAGCGCAATCAGGGTGGCGTTACGGCTACGTTTAAAACTCGCTACTATCCGAATAGCGATGAAAGCACATACGGTCCGTATAGTCTGACCAATCCGACATCGGTGAGGTTTAATGGCCGTCAGGTAAAGATGCGCGTTACAACGACAACCCCGGCAACTAGCTGGCGAGTTGGGACGCAGCGTCTGAATGCAATCGCTGGGGGCCGTAGGTGAGCATTAAACTACCGCCACCTCCAGGCGCATATAACCCTGCGTATGAAGCGCAGCGGAACCGCCTTATAGAGCTTTATTCCAACACTCTTTACGAGAAGGGTCAGGACGTTGGCATCTATGCGCCAGCAAAGCTGATTTACGAAGGCTTCTACGGCCAGTTCAAGAAGACGACCAGCGTATCTCCTGCCGCGACGAATACGGCTTACGCAATTACGTTCGACACAACTGAGGAACACAACAAAGTTTCAATCGGCTCTCCTGCATCTCGGATTGTTGTAGAGGAAGCTGGCATCTATAATTTCTCAGCCCACTACACAATTCTATCCAATAACAGCAGCGCAAAAACTACATATTTTTGGTTCAGGAAAAATGGAACCGATGTTCCTTTAAGTGCGTTCTTGACAACAAGCGACATCAATGGCGGCCACATGGCATCAGGCCGGGAAGACTTCTTCTCATTAGTTGCTGGCGATTACATTGAATTGATGTGGGCTGCTGATAGCACGAACCTTGAACTTCATGCCTCTGCTGCGACGGCATTTTCGCCATCTGCGCCATCTTGCCTTCTGTCAGTGATGCAAGTGCAATAATAATGGTCGAAGAGTTTATCCGCTGCCGAGAATATATCGAAGCGGCGTTGGAATACACAAAAGGAACGCATACCATCCAAGACATCTGGGATGGCATCGTAACAGGGAATTTTCAGTTCTGGCCGGGTGAAAAGTCGGCTGTTGTAACTGAGATACAGATATATCCGCAGCAGAAGACGATGCACATCTTTCTTGCTGGCGGAGACTTAGAAGAGCTTCTCGAAATGGAGAAGTCGATAAGAGCGTATGCTACAACTATTGGCTGTAATTCTATGTCAATATCTGGTAGACGAGGTTGGGTTAAGATATTCGAGAGCGATGGGTGGCAAGAGGTTTGCACAACAATCGCTAAGGAGCTTTAAGTATGTCTAAGGGCGGCCAGACTGCAACGCAGCAAACAACGCAGCAGTTAAACCCATTTGTTCAGGATTTGATGACCCGTGGCTTTCAGGCCGCACAGCAGGTGTCTTCGATCCCGTATCAGGCTTATCAGGGGCCGCGAGTTGCCCAGTTCCGCCCGCAGGAACAGCAAGCCTTCCAGATGGCAGAGCAAGCCGCTGTTGGCCGTGTAGGCGCTCCGCAGCTTGAAGAAGCCACACAGGCCGCTCAGAGGGCCGCTGGCTACTCTCCCGCCCAGTTCCAGCAGAATGTCCAAGGCTTCATGTCTCCGTATCAGGAGAACGTGGTAGACGCGACAATGCGCCGCCTTGCTCAGTCTCGTGCAGAGCGTGATGCAGGAACCCGCGCCCGTCTT